TGCTGAGGTTGCTGCATTGCGTCCACCTGTTACCAGCTTAAAGAACTATGCAACATACGCGCAAACACTTGCTGCTACGTTGAAGCGTCCTCCACTGGGTGTGATCAGTGAAGTGGCTGTTGCACCGGATGCCAAGACACAGTTTAAGGTAGTCTTCAACATGGTCAAGGCTATCGAAGATAACGCTGTCATTGGCGCATTGATTGAGCGTGCCAAGACCGAAGTGCAACAGGCTATTGACTCAGCCGGTGCTATCAACGAAGAAGTTGATGCTGCCGTAGCTGTGGATGGCAATCCAAAGTACTAAGGAATTGGGGGTTGGTAAAAGGTCCGGTTCGATTCCGGCACGCAATGTGGATTGGTGGGTTCGATCCCCACCCAACCCCCACCTACATTATGAAACCTGTTTATCTTGATTTTGAAACAATGGCCATTGGCCCACGGCCGGAGTATCCTCCTGTGCCAGTTGGCTTGGCCGTCTACGACCCTGAAGGTGAATACCCAGACGGCTACCACGCCTTTGGCCACCTCACAGGCAATAACACAACGCAAGCAGCTGTTAAAGCTATGATGGAGCTTATTTATGATAGTGGGAGAGATATTTGCTTTCATAACGCTATGTTTGACCTTGATGTTGCTGAAACTCATTTGGATGTACCCATCCCACAGAACACCGCAGTCATACACGATACTCTTATTCTTGCTTTTCTCCACGATCCTCACGTGCAGTCTTTATCTTTAAAAGACTTGGTTGTCACTTGGAGCTTGGACACGCCTAATGAAAGGGATGAGCTGAAAGAGTGGATCCTTGCTAATGTTGATGAGGCACGTCGTAAAAAGTCTACATGGGGTGCATATATCTCCCGTGGCCCCGTGGAATTGGTAGGCAAATACGCCGCAGCTGACGTGCGGCTTACAAGCAAGCTTTATGAGTATCTCATCGAGCAGGTTTTACCCGCACAGCAGGAGGCTTACCACCGTGAGGTGGCTTTGATTCCAATGTTGCTTGAAAACTCGCGGTTAGGCGTAAGGGTTGATCGAGTCGGTTTGCAAAAAGCAAAAGAGCAAGCAGTAGTAGATATTGAAAAGTGTAATGTTTGGGTTCGCGCATTGTTAGGTTCTCCTGAGTTGAATCTTGACAGCGATAAAGAGCTGGTCAATAGTATTTATCCCACAGAATACTGGTTGAAAGATAATGGGTGGCCTACCACGGATAAGGGCCAGCCTAGAGCCGATAAAGAAACATTTGAAGAACTAATCACACACGCGGAGTTAAAAGATGTCCTCAGATATAGAGCCAACCTATCAACATGTTTGTCAACTTTCATTGAGCCCTGGTTACAAGCTTCTGCATCTACAGGTCGAATCTACACAAACTGGAACAGTGTACGAGGTGAACGTGGGGGTACACGAACCGGCCGACTCTCCTCAACACCCAACTTTCAAAATGCGCCTGTCCGTTACCCGAAAGTTACCCTCCCCCCTGCTTTGGAAGTTGCACCCCTCCCGCTCATCCGCAGCTTCATCTTAGCCGATGAAGGGCATAAGCTAATTGCATGTGACTTCAACGCTCAAGAGTTGCGTATCTTTGCGCACTTTGAAGGCGGTGATTTGATGAAGCAATATCAAGCCGATGCTCGTGCTGATCTGCATACCTACGCTGCTAAAATGATGACTGAGGCCAGCGGCCGTGAGGTGTCAAGGACTTACTCCAAAGGCGTATCATTTGCTATTCTTTACGGCGCAGGCCCTAAGAAAATCAGTGAAATGCTTGAGGTAGACTATGAAATGGCAAAAACATTGATGGATGCATATACCACCGCGGTGGCTCCGGGCCTCAAGACAATGCAGACCACCATGCGGACAAGGTATAAATTAAACCAACCATTGAAAACCATTGGCGGGCGTCTTATCAAAATGGAACCGCCTAAGATTATCAATGGCCGTCTGCGTGAGTTTGACTACAAAGGTGTCAACCTTTTGATTCAAGGCTCAGCGGCTGATCAGGCCAAGGCTGCCATGCTGCTGTATCAAAGCAAACGGCAGGGTAGTAGGCTTCTGCTTAGTGTGCATGATGAGTTGGTTATCTCAGCTCCGGAAGAGCATGTGGTTCGCGAGGCTGAATGCTTAACATGGTCTATGTGCAATGCTTTAATGATGGATGTACCTATGGTTAGTGATTACAAAATCGGCAATACATATCAGGAGGTCAAATGATGACACGCATAGAAAAGTTTGAAAGAATTGTGTTCCTTGTAGGCATTATTGTTGTGCTGCTTGATTTGTACGTTTGGAGGCCAATGTGATCCACACAGAAGAAGACGATGAGTTTACACGCATTGAGCATGAAAACAAAATACGTGGCGGACAACCCTATCTTTGGGATGTCTACATATCCCCATCCCAGCGCAACCAAGTGCTTGAAGAAGTAGCACGTGAAATTGAAAAGATGACTGCATTTGGCCAAGATACTATTTCAAGCTTTGCAGTATACGTAAGGAACATGAAGGATGCCAAGACCTAAACCGCCTGAAAAACTATTAGGCAGACAAGTACGAATGTCTGATAGACAGTGGCATATTCTTAATCATCTTGGCGGGGCTGAATGGTTAAGACAATTGCTAGATAAAAAAGATCCATTTCCTAAACAATACTACGAGAAACTAAAAGATGCAAATAATGGAACTGATAAAATATGATCACGAAAGAGGTTGCTTTGTTGCAAAAGGCAATAAGCCTACCCCTTCACTAAGCCCGTTTGAATGGCAAAGCGATCCACGCCCTAGCATCTTCTTGCAAGACCCAAGATTTAGAAGCCGCAATGGCATGCAGCAAGTAAAGCTTGTTGTTGCAAACCCAAAGCCGTTCTTCCCTTACACTGATACTCTGAAAGATAAGTGATGGCATACTCAAACTCATCAATCAAAACATACGAAGATTGCCCTTACAAGTACAAGCTGACTCGCATCGAGCATCGACATGAGCCGGCAGGCGACGCCGCGGAACGTGGCAAGATGATTCACGCCGAGTTTGAAGATGCTTTGATCAATCTCAATCTAATTTCGGATGAACGCAAGTTTTGGCTGCCTTACCTTGAAGAGCTTGTTGCAAAGAAAACTCGCAGTGAGGTAGAGTTTGCTGTAACCAAGGATTGGCAACCATGTGACTTCAAGGCCCCCAAGGCTTGGGTAAGGGGTATCTATGATGCTGTGTACTTTGATGGCGCCAGAGCCCACGTCCTTGACTGGAAGACCGGCAAAGAGCGTGAGTACGGCGAGCAATTAAGGTTGTACGCAACAATCATCTTGGCCAGCCACCCTGAAGTGGAGACCGTAACCACCGAGATTTGCTACATTGACTTAAACAAGCAATCACCCTACCCAGAATACACACGCAAAGAGTTCCCAGACTTACAAGCTTGGCTTTCAGCACGTGTAGGCAAACTTGAGAATGATGACATCTTTGCGCCTAAACCGTCCTACGGCTGCAGGTGGTGTCACTTTCGCAAATCCAATGGCGGGCCTTGCCAATGGTAACCGCGGTTTTGCTTGAGCGGCATTTGGAGACTTACTTCTCTGCCGCTTGCAAGAAACGTGGCTTGCTTACGTTGAAGTTAAACGTACGCTATGCCCGCGGTTGGCCCGATCGTATTGTGCCATTGAAAGGTGGTGGGGTTTTGTGGGTAGAACTAAAGCGGCCGGGAGGTAAAACCTCAGCCCTGCAGGACAAGGTGCATAACGACTTGCAAAAGTTTGGCCACCACGTCCACATCATTGACTCTAAGGAAGGTATTGACAATGTTTTGGGAACCGCATGAGTACCAGAAAGAAGCTGTAAAGTTTCTGGTGGAAAAAGGCTCGGCAGCTTTATGGCTGGATCCCGGGCTTGGTAAAACAGCTGTTGTGCTATCGGCTTTCAGAATCTTGAAGCTTAAGGGTTTGGCCAAGAAAATGCTGGTCATTGCTCCACTCAGGCCTGTGCATGGCGTGTGGCCACCTGAAGCCAAGAAGTGGGAGCAGTTTGCAGATTACTCAGTTGGCGTATTGCATGGTGGAACCAAGGCTAAAGTCTTAAAGCAGCAGCATGACATATACGTTATCAACTTTGAAGGCCTTGGCTGGCTGTCTTCGCAACTTAATGGCAAAGATTGGCCCTTCCAGATCCTGACGGTGGATGAGATATCTTATATGAAAAACACCCAGACACAAAGGTTTAAGACAATAAAGCCTTTGCTGGACAAGTTTGACCGCAGGTGGGGCTTAACTGGCTCACCAGCCCCAAACAGCTTGCTTGACATTTTTGGCCCGCAGCTGATCCTCGATCAAGGGGCTACCTTTGGCCCTTATATTTCACGATTCAGAACAGAATACTTCTTCCCTTCCGGTTACGGCGGGTATGAGTGGAAGCTGCAATCTGATGGCGAGGCTAGAATCCATGCAGCTTTGGCTGGCAAGGTGCTTCGTATGGCAGCGCTGGACCATCTAGATTTGCCCGAGTTAACTTATAACGACATTATGGTAGATCTACCCCCAAAGGCTAGAAAACTGTACGACGCCTTTGAAAACGATCTGACCGTGGAATTGAATAGCGGGAATGTAACTGCAGTCAACGCCGCCGTTGCAGTTATGAAAGGCCAGCAAATTGCCAATGGCGGTTCTTATTTAGATGATGATGGAAGCGGCGATGCTAGAACAAGTATACACCTTCATGATGCGAAGACGGAAGCGGTTCTCGATCTGGTCGAGGAGCTATCAGGCCAACCTTGCATCATCGGTTATCATTTTGCGCATGAC